GGTTCCGCCCCGATTATGCTCTCGCCTCATTTTTAGCCCGAGAGCAGCTTGCTCCTGCACACCTTTCGGAGGCTTAAAGCTTTCTTTCTCTATGCTTTCATCCGATAGCCTTTCGGGGTCATGCTCTTCTATGACCTCAAAGCTAACGGACTCGGACGCACCTTCATGCTGCGGATCTTCGCCGACCATCAAGGCGGGGCCGTCTTCGTACTGCATCCAGTGGTAGCCCTTTGGGGCCGCTATGCTTATCGTGTTCATTGCTCTACATCCTCGCTCATAAGGTCATCGCTGAAGGGCTCGGGTGCTTCTGTCTCGCGCTCAGAGTTTAGATCCGGCGGTGGCATATTGGCGAAGTCTCTAATCCACTTCTCAAGCTCGTCATCGGGCGTAAGAACACCTGCCGAAGACAGTGCCCCGATAGCTCCGGCCAGCTCGTTGATGTCTGGTGTTTCGATGTCTGCATACGTTAGCTCGGGAAAGTATTCAGGCGAAACCCCGTTCATTTTTAAAAGGCGAGGAATAGCGAACCGGTTAAATATCTCGGCCACTTGCTTGAGATATGCCCCGATTGCCTGTGCGAATAGGTGAGTTTTATTGGAGCTTAGCGCGAAGCTTCCGACTCCATCTAATCCGAGCAAGACAAAATCCGCCAAGAAACTTACAGCAATTCTTGACTCGTATCGCTTGATGATTTCGTTAACGTCTACGGGTCTTCGTCCTCCGCTTGTGAGTAGCGAGAATTTAAACCCAGAAGGATTTCCGTCAACGTCTGTTTCCGATGGAAAAACAACGCCTTCGAACTCGTTTCTTTTGACCTTCCGAACCATCTCAAAAATATTCGCTAAGGTTGCTTGCTGGGATGAACTGGCACTAGGGCTTAGCATCTCAATCGGGACGTGAGCGATCGGGAGTCCAGCGAGGTCACGCTCTACACCGATTGCTTCAATCTCTTGTATCTTCTTAAGGAAGTACCAGGAGCGATAAGCATTGCGGAGCATAGAACGACCTTCAGGGTTGTTCTTGTGGGTCTCGGTCCTAAACAGAAGCGATTTTTCGATAGGGATAAACGTCAGTTTATAATTCGGTGGTGCTTGCTGCCACATGCCAGTAGCTGAGCCGTCCTCGTCAAACTCCCACTTGTACAGAGTCTCTTGTGCTCGAAGGGCAATCTTGCGCCAGCCTATTTTGCCATCATTGAACTTAGACCGCTCTGAGCCGTCCTCGGCATCTGGGCCTCGTCGGTACTTGTAGACGGTTTCAAAATAGGACCACCCAAAGGGCAGCATTGACATGACTTCTGAGAGCAAGTCGTGCCAGCTGTGAGCCATATCAGTGCGGCACTCTTCAACGAAGTCGGCTACGGCTTTATGCTCGGGTGTATCTCCGGTGGGTTGAATGCTCCACTCGGTTTGTCTAATCAGTGCCTTGATAGCGTATAATATAGACCCGATAATAGGGTCATTATCACGCATTTCAAGATAAGCCTTAACGGCCTTCGTTCCTTTAAGCTGTCTAAGCCATTCCTCTTGTACGATACCACTTCGGGCATCTAGTCCGCTGCGGCCTAAAATATCTAGCGGTTCAAACTCATGTAGCTCATCATTTTTCTCGGGCATGTCTCGCCCCTTTCTAAAGTTTTATTTTCTTCTGTGGTCCACGTGCTGCCGTTAATGTACATCGGCAGTTTGCGATTTGTCCTATGGGTCCGATTCCAGGTCCCGGCATTCTTGTTTTTTTGTCAGGCATCAAAAAGTCTTCGCCTACCGGAACGACTACGCCATTCATTTCATTGTGGCGCCGATCTCCCGATTTTTGATCCCCGGTGACTGCATTCCATTTCTTGTATTTTATTCCGGCGGCTTCCAAGCCCTGGAGGTGTCCCGTATTTCTAGCGGTCGCCATTTCTGTTCGTGCTATTAACTCAGCGCGTCCATGTATTGTTCTTACCAGACCCTGCCCACCCGGAATAGGCGTTAACCTTGCCCCGGTTTCTTTGTCTGGTTTAATGAAGAAGTTTTCTCGAATTCGTCTAGCGATTGTGCCCATTGAGGGCGTTGGTATTTCGGCCATCCATACTGACATGGCTCCGCTCAGGCTTTTCCTAAAGTCTCGCTCGATGTCTTTTGATAAACCCTGCACGAGTATTTCTTTGTCCCGTATATATGCCGAGACCCTTCTGCTAGGTATGACGTAGCTGTCTTTCCATTCCGCCCCCGCGTCTTTCATCTGTCGCAATCCATGGCGGGTTATTATCTCCAGGGCTTTCTGTTGTTCCTTGGTCAACGTTGCTTTTGAGACGGGCACCGACTTGCCTCGCATCTCCGATATTGCTTCACGCATTAACCTGTCACCAAAAGAGCCCAGCCACTTTTCCAGGTCCTTTTCCATCGCCCTGGTTCTTGCGTCTATCTTCCCGAGCTGCTTTCTACGGTTGCGCCGGGTGTCTCTTCGTCTGCGTGCCATCTAGAAAAATACCTGCGGTGCGTAGTTCTCGCCTGGGTTGATTAATATTTCCCTATTTCGCTTTGAGTCAAGCTCGGTGATAGCCCACACCAGCGCATCCATCCTGTCGGGCGAGTCCTTCGTCAACCCAGGCACATAGTTACACATCTGGTCTTCGAGCGTGTCAAGGTTTGCCGTCTTCAAGTGCGAACATCTGCCTTGTTCGTATCGTGCGCTCACGGGCTCAGCACGGCTCACCTTGCCTCTCGATGCGTGCACGTTTCGTGTTGCTACCTGCTGGTCAATACCGTTGACGATAGTGCGCCAAGTATCGCCGCCCTGGTTTGCCTCGAATACAATTCGATCGGCGCTGTGCTCATGGTAAGCCTCGATGGCTCGCTTGCAGACTGCATCAGGTGATGCTCTCATTGAATAATCTGCAAGCACATAAAACTGCCTCTGGCAAATTCCGGCCACGATTATCCCTGATTCATCGCTGCCGCTGTTGTTCGTCGTTGCAGGGTCGACTGCTACCACGATGCGCTCAAGAGGTGGATGGTCATCACACCGGGCATCGTCAATCAGCTTGCGGCTAAACAGAGCGCCGGGTAGCTCATCGAGTAGCACACCTTCAAGCTCCTGGCGTCCTAGCGATGTCCCACCAAACTCATCATAGATGGCGTCGATGAAGGCGGCGCTTAGGTTTGTCTTGTTGTCTGCGGTCTTGCCCCTGGTAACTACTGTGCCATCTCTACCTATGAGCCTCTTCAATTCGATCATGGGCCTCGGCGTGGTGGTAATAATCGTGCGCGGGTTCGTCCCTATACGCAAACACATCTGAAGCTGTACCCACGCCTCAAGGCTCGGGTGGGCGCATAGCTCATCCACCCACGCAAGGTCGAGGCTAGGGCCTCGCAGAGCTTCGGGCTGTGTAGCATTAAAGGCTGTGGCGATTGCGCCATTGGGCCAAGTGATGCGCCGCTTGCTGGGCTCGTAGGTGGGCAGGTTGTCAGGGTCTGCTGTGCGCATTATTCCGGCTTCGCCCTCGATGATTGTGTCTCTGCAATCGCCTGCACTGCGCCCTAATAGCCCTATGCGCCGAGCCTGCCCGCTGTATGCCATAGCGTTGATATACTCGCTCGCGCTGCGGGTCTTGCCCGCTCCTCTACCTGCCATGAATAACCACACGCGCCAATCCCCTGGCGGCGGTAGCTGCTCGGGGCGTGCGTTGAATATCCAGCTTTTCTCTAATGCCTCGACTTCATCAGCATCGAGAGAATCAATCAGATTCCGTCTCGCTGAGCTGTTCATGCAAGCTAGCCAGTTTATCCAAGAGCCTGTCTTTAGCATCTGATGCCTCGTGTTTGATTGGTCCACCATCGGGGCCGCTTATCTCTTGCTGTACCTTTAAGGTCATTCCCCTGCGCCGCTCAAGCTTCCAGGCCGCCGCTTGCCAAGTGCCCGCCATAGCTGCTTTCTCTACCATGGCCAGCCATCTATTAGTGGCTTCGCCCTCAACCTCTTTTATGTGCTCTATAAATCCCACAAAGCGCTTGCTGGCTTCTAGCTGCGGGTTATCTCTCGCCCGGTTCTTTTCCTCATAAAACCAAGCCTCAGAAAAGCCAGCGCAGCCGCAAGCGTCTTTGATAGGGCATCCCAGCCGGATAGCTTTCAAGAACTTATCTTGTGCCTCATCGGTCAAAACCTTGCGCTTGCGCCCTGATTTCTTTTTGGTCTTCGGCTTGGCTGGTGCCTTGGGCTTGGCTTTGGCTCTTGGTTTCTTAACCATCCACAAGCTCAGCAGTCTTGCCGGTGAAATCTTCCCAGCGCTTTATAATCACGTCACAATATGCGGGGCTCAATTCCATGCCGTAGCATTTGCGGCCTGTTTGCTCACAAGCGATTAAGGTTGTACCGCTTCCAATAAAGGGGTCATATGTTATATTTCCTTTGTCGCTGTACGCCTTAATAAAAAATTCTGGCAGACCCACGGGAAACATTGCGGGGTGATTCACGCCCCGCTCAACACAAGATAAGCTCAAAACATTGGACGGTAGCGCTTTGTCTCTGTTCTTACTCTTAACAAATCCGGGGCCGCCGTTGCTGCCTGCTTTAGTGTACCCACTGGATCTGCCTGTGGCCGCCACCTCATCGTACGTAATAGCCCCCGAAGAGTCAAAGTCATGCGACACATTATCCGGCCTAAACTTTATGCTGGGTAAACGGCAAAAATGAAATACAGGTTCCCACCCATTTTTAAATCTGTTTGGGTATGCTCCAGGCAGGCCCACGCGTTGCCAACTGAATTCGTCCACAAATAACCAATTCCAGGATCTTACATGAGCAAGCGTTAGGTCTTTCACATAAAGACTTCTCTGTCCCCCATCACAGTGCTCTTTTATGTTTACAAACCAAGAGCCATCTGGGGCTAGATGCTCGCTAACATTTGCCTGAACAGCATCAAACCAATTCACATAATCATCGGGCTTAATAGTGCTAAAGCTAGAAGCCTCGTCGTAGCTTCTTTGGCTGGCGTATGGCGGCGATGTAAACGCTGTGCTGGCTTTCTGCCCATCCATAAGCGCTGCCACGTCCTCAGCGCTGGTACTATCCCCACACATCACCCGATGGTCGCCAAG